CTTTCCAAATTTCCATAATAAAAAAACCTACTTATCAAAAGGTGGACGTCTTTATCAAATTAGGAATTATATAATATTGTTATTGTAGCGTCCACTCTACTATACAAAGATTCAAAATATTATTATATATCATTTTTTCTATTAAAACAACCTATACCTAAAATTCCTTACTTTTGTATCAAATTAAATATAAAACAATATTATGAATACAGACATCAGAAAATTGTCAGTAGGAAAAGATTTCCCTGACGGAGCAATACATTATCAAGTAGGTAAAACAATTAGACTTCAAAATGAACCTTACTTAGTTCATAAAATATCACCTAATCCGCACTATAAAAAAGAAGGTAAGATTGCTTACGATATCTTTTTAGCAAATGAAGACGGAGCAGTCCTTTGGAAAACTGTTTGTGATATGCCAGTCTTAGTAGAGAACAATATAAACTTTGAATAATGCGGTCTATAAACTACTTGATTGTAGAATTAGACGAAGCTTATAATAACGAGGAAACAATATCTACAGGAGATTCTGTGATAATTAATTCTACGATAGAAAGTGTAGCAAATATTAATAGAGTTGCTACCGTTGTTGAAGCACCAAATTTTACGATACTGAAAAAAGGAGATAAGGTTGTTGTACACCATAACATCTTTAGGCTAAAGAATAGTACTAGAGGTAATGTTGTGGAAAGTGATTACTTTATAGAAGATAATAAATACTTCGTACCGTTAACAGAAATTTTTATGTATAAGAATGATAGTGGTTGGATTGCTTTAGATCCCTATTGTTTTGTAGAACCAATTGTTAAGGAAGTAGAAGAGACATCAGGGTTTAGTTTATCGCCTACTGAGGGGACATATAAGGGACGTTTAGACAGAATAGGTAGAATAAGGTATCCGAGCAAAGAACTCTTGTCTCAGGGAGTTAAAGTAGGAGATAAAGTTAAGTTCTCTAAAAATAGTGAGTACGAGTTTATCTTGGATGGAAAGGTTTTTTATAAAATGAGTAGTAAAGATATATTAGCTGTATTATGAAAGGGTTATATAACGAAATAGAATTAGCTTTAGACACTCTTATAGAAGGGTTAAATTATGATTTTTTAGACGGCTCTACTTTAGACGACATAGACCCAGAGAAAATGAGAACCTTAGCTAGTGCTAAGACAGGGGCTTTATTAGGAGCTAAGAAGATTATTGACAAGTGGATTGATTCACCAAATAAACCGTCAAACGTTAAAATCAAAAAATACATAAATGAAATTGTAAGTGCTGGAGATAATTCCATAGATGTGCTTAGAAAAGCACTAAAAAAGAAGATAGATTTTGAAGGTGTAGAAGCACATAAACATACAGCAGCTTTAATGGCTAAACCTATTATAGTAGAAGCTATATTTGATATAGACAATAGTATGAAAGAGTTGAGAGATAAATTAGAGTCTGGAGATTTAACCTTTAAGGAAAAGGAGTTTAGACTTGGTTATCCAGAATTATATGCTAAAGGGGAGTTTACAAAGAAAGTTAAATATCATACAAAAAGATTAACAGAAGAGGGAGCTGTAATATTAGATCCTTTATGTTCTGAGGGAGAAAAGATTGTTGTAGACGATTTAGAAATAATTTTACCAGAAGTACCTGTTAATAGGAAACACATATTATATCATAAAGAGAAAAAAGAAGACCAATATTGGAGGAGAATGGAGTTACCAAACATTACCACCTCAAATGTTGATGACCACCATAAATTTATTCTAAAAGAATTTAAACGTAGAAGAGAGGGAGTTTGGTTTTTTAATAACGGAGAGCCTACATACATTACAGGAAGTCATTATTTTGCTTTACAATATTGTAAAATGATTGATAACGGTGGATATATGGACTTTAGAATATCACAACAAAGACTGTTCTATTTTATGGACGCTTGTATAATTGATAACAGGAGTTTAGGGATGCTTTTTGGTAAAGGACGTAGAAGAGGATTTACATATAGTGCTATTACACAAGTACTTAATAGAGCTACAACAACAAAAAATACAAAGCACGGACTTATGAGTAAGTCTGGTACAGATGCGGAGGAAGCATTTGCTAAAGAATCTTATATGTTTTTGAACTTACCTTTTTGGTTTAGACCTATTGTTAAAGGTAAATTGGATTCACCAAAAGAGTTATACTTCGGACAACCTTCTGATAATAGTAAGCAAACAAAGCAGACTAGAAACATAAGTATGGATGAATATCTTAATACGAGTGTCGATTGGAGAAACACAAAAAATGGTAGTTATGATAGTATAAAATTAGATACTTATATATTAGATGAAATCTTTAAAATAGAATCCCCAAATAATGTTATCGTACATCTAAGTATGGTAGCACCAACAATGATGCCTAATGGTAGAGTTGTTGGAAAGATGTTAGCAGGGTCTACAATGGGATTATTTAAAAAAGGGGGAGAACAAGGCTTGGAGCTTATTATGGGTTCTTTGTTGTCTACAAGGGATGAAAAAACTAAGAAGACTGTTACTGGGCTATATTTTCATTTTTTACCTGCTCACGAGAATATGGAGGAGTTCACTGATAAATATGGTAAGTGTTGGGTAGAAAAACCACATTACCCTGTTGTAAATGTTTTTGGAGACCCTATAACAGAAGGAGCTTTAGATTATTTATTAGCTATTGAAGCACAGAAAAAGAAGCAGAGTGATATGGCTTATAATGAGCAAATAAGAACTTACCCTAGAAGTTTAGACCATTTAATGAGAGATGATTCTAAGGAGTGTGTTTTTAATATGGAAAAAATATATGAACAATTAGACCATAATAAAACTTTAGCACAAGAAGAAAAATATACCGTAGGTAATTTTGAGTGGGAAGGAGTAAAAGACGGTAAGGTAGAGTTCAGACCAAGACCAGACGGAAGATTTAAAATCGCTTGGATGCCATCAGCAGCGGACGGTACTAAAAAATTACAGAATAGAGTAAGAGAGGAGAACGGTAAATTCTTTCCACTAAATACAGATTGTGTTAGGTTTGGTTGTGACCCCTATTCATACGCAGCAACTAGTGGAGCAGGGAGTAAAGGGGGACTACACGGCAAAACAATTTTTTTACCTGATGGTGGAGCACCTTCTAATATTTTTGTTTTAGAATATCTAGCGAGACCAGCAGATGATACTATTTTTTTCGAGGATGTTATAAAATGTGTTAAGTTTTATGGAGCTCCTATACTTGTAGAATCAAATAGATTAGATTTATCAAGACATATGTATAATAGAGGGTATCGTGGTTTTTGTCTTGATAGATTAGACAAACCTAAACATAAATTAAATGATAATGAAAAGAAGTATGGAGGACAAATGATGGCAGGTAGAGATATTTTAGATTCTCATATGAGCTCTATTGGTACGTGGGTTCAAAATTATGTAGGTGTTTATAGTGACGATGAAAAGAAACTAAGGACTTTAGGAGATATGGGTGATATGCCATTTAAGGAAACCTTACAGGATTGGTTACGTTTTGACCCTGCTAATCGTACAGAACACGATGCTACGATTTCAAGTGGTTTAGCAATAATGGCTTGTCAGAAAGAAAAATATAAAGGTAAACACGTAGAGAAAAAGAAAATTGATATATCTACCCTTCTTACTAGATATAGTATGAAAGGAGATATGGGTAAGAAAATAGGGTAAGTGTTATTTTGATTATTTTTGTAGAAATAATGAATCATTATGGCATTTGACAAAAAGAAAGTCTTTTCACAAGCAGGATTTCCTGACCCATTAGCATCAGACGAGGAAAAGAATAAAGAATCCTATGGCAGACAATTTTGTAAGGAAATAGAGAGAGAGTGGTATTACCGCCCCGAAGTAGGTGGATGTAGTTATTATGATAAAAGAGATAAGTATCACACGAATCGCCTTTACAGCAGAGGAGAACAGTCAACCCAAATATACAAAAAACTATTAGGACTTGACGGAGATTCCACATACTCTAACTACGATTTCAGACCACTACAAATAGTCTCTAAATTCGTAAAACTTATAGTAAA